TCAAAATATATATTGCCAAGAACAAACGGCAAGAATCTGACAATTAAAGGATATATAGAAAGATTCGGCGGTAAAGAAGTTCAGGGGTATTCATTCAGATATATTTATTTTATTGATAAAGCATATAAAGATAATCTGACAGTTCCGATATTACCGTTTTCTATAATTGACGAATTAAACGGCAGAATGTATAAAGGCGAAAAAACGCGGGATTAGTTTAATGTTAAAACATTATATTCCAATATAAAGTCAGCGGTTCAATTCCGACTATCCCGCTCCATATGTAATAAATTATAAATGGTGAGTAATGTGCTCGATGATACAATAGATAAACTGCAAAAACTCCTTGCAATAAAGCCTAATATCAATATATATTTAGAGAATCCAAAAAATAAGCTTGCATTTGATATATTAAATATAAAAGAAGAAGATATACCTGATATAGAAACTTTAACAGATTTAAAGTTGATTCAATCATCATTAAGCGGGGATTTGACCGCTAAAAAATATATAGACGAAAGAATGGGCAGGCTTAACAAAAAAACAGATAAAAGGATAATTGAAAAATATAAATTACTAATAAATTCATAATATGTTAGGATATAAAAACATGAACCGTCAATTAAGGCCATGTGCGGCTGCCGGGTGTAAAACGCTTGTCCGGAGAGGATATTGCGAATTACATACACCCAAATCACGCTCTACAAGCAAAGAGTACCAACATTTATACAATTCAAAATGGCGAAAATACCGGAGTGTCTTTCTTATGGAAAATCCTTTTTGCGTTGATTGCGGAAAGCGGTCGGAAGTCGTAGACCATATTAAAGACCACAAAGGCAATTTTAATAAATTTTGGGATATGAATAATCATCAGGCCATGTGCAAGCGATGTCATGATACAAAAACCGCGAAAGAAAATCTGGGCGGGAAAAGATTTTAATGCCCCCCTATCATAAAAAGTTTTCGTTACCTCGTGAAAAGCGGTGCGCCCCTTCGAACAGGATTTTTGCCCTAAATGGATAATATTTTTTATAATTTTAAAGAGAGGAGTCGTTTGACGTGGGTCGGCCATCTAAAACCGTATCGGCGATGTCGGAGAATAGAAGAATACATCGCGCAAAAAATGAAATCAACGAGCGGGAAACACAGGAGAAAAGTTTTGCGACAAATAAAAAAATCATTGAGAGCGCGGAAGTAAAACGTAATCCGATCGCACATAAAAAATTCGTTGAAATTAAAGGGTTATTTGATAAGGTTGAGCTTAACGACGCGCTTATTGGAAATCCGATAAATCGTTATTGCCTATTATACTCCGAATGCTTGGATTTGGAAAATAAAATTGGTGAAAATAAAGATTTAAAAGTTAGGTTAGAAGAAAAGCATGAGAACGACGAGATTGAATTTCTTGATTATATGAACTTTTTATCTAACTTAGAAAAATCGTTTTTTAAATTGGATTCTTTGCTTATGGCAAGGCGGGATATGATGTTGAAAATAGAACGCGAATCTCTTATGACGGTCGCAGCTAAACTTCGCGCTATCCCTAAAAATCCGAAAAAAGATAAGGACGAAGAAGAAGACCCGATGAATAAATTCATATTAAAAAAGGGCGGTTTAAATTATGGTTGATAAATCGCGTGCCGATGAAGTTATTGAGTTTTGCGAATGTTGTTATCTTACAGGGGATTTTTACGGGCAGCGCATGAAACTTTTTGACTGGCAGATTGAAGTTATAACTGAGGTTTACGGTACAATCGAAGATGACGGGCTGAGAAAATATAAACTCGCCTATCTTGAAATACCGAAGAAAAACGGCAAAACAGAAGTCGTTGGGACAATCGGGCTTTATCATTTAACCTGCGACGCGCCGGGCGGCGAGATATATTGCTGCGCGGCTGACAGATTACAGGCTTCGAAAATTTATCAGGCGGCGGTTTCTAAAATTAAACAGTCGAAAAGTTTGAGTAAAGTCCTGAAAATTGTTGACAGTCTGAAAAAAATTATCAATTTACAGACGAGAACGTTTATGCAGGTTTTGTCGGCTGAGGCTTATACTAAACACGGATTGAATCCGTCTGTTGTTTTGTTTGACGAGTTGCACGCCCAGCCGAACCGGGAACTTTGGGACGTTATGACTTTCGGGTCGGGGAGCGCGAGAAAAGAACCGCTGACATGGGTTATCACTACTGCCGGCGACGACCCGGACAAACGTACTATCGGATATGAAATTCATGATAAAGCCTGTAAAATCCGCGATGGGGAAATGATTAACGATACGTGGTTTGTTAAAATATTCGGGATTACCGACGGCGATGATATTTATGACGAGTCTATCTGGTATAAAGTTAATCCATCGCTTGGGCATACTATTTCTATTAAGACGCTCCGGGAAGAAGCCGAGGACGCGAAACAGAGCGAATCGAGCGAAAAGTTATTCCGGTGGTTACGGTTGAATCAATGGATCGCGTTGAAAGCGACGGGCTGGCTGCCGTTATCTTTATTTGATAAAACGGTCACGGATTTAAAACGGGAGGATTTAAAAGGGGAACGATGTTTTGCCGGACTGGATTTATCGAGTACGACGGACTTGACCGCTCTGGTTTTATTATTCCCGCCGAGTTATAATCATGCCGAATATATTACGATTTTTGAGGCGTGGATTCCGGCAGAAAAAATGAAAGAACGGGAAAAACGGGACAAAGTCCCGTTTTCGTCTTGGGTAAAAAACGGGTTTCTACACGCGACCGATGGTGAAGTCGTAGATTATACTCACGTAGAAGAACGGATAAAAACGGCAGACGAAGAATTTGATTTAGTTATGTTAGGAGCTGACCCGTATAATTTTGAAATGCTTGGGCAGAGATTAAACGATTCGAGTATTGAAACAATGGTTATCCCGCAGACTATGGTAAGTTTATCCCCGCCGATGAAAGAATTTGAGATTATGCTCAAAACGGGTAAAATGAAACATGAGAACAATCCCGTCGCCCGGTGGTGTTTCGGGAACGTCAGAATTGCGGTTGACGGGAACGAGAATATTAAGCCTATGAAAAACAAGAGTATCGACAGGATTGACTTGACAGTGGCATGGATCAACGCGGTCGCGGTTATGATTAACTGCGGGGAACAGGATATGAGCGATTATGTTTTGTCGAATAACTGGAGTTTGTGAGGCATGATTTTTTAAGCCATGGAACGGCCGTGATTTTTAGGTTGCGGAACGGCATGGAAGCCGTTCCCTACGGAGAATCCCCCGTCACTGCGGTGACACCCCCTTGACCGATTGGCGTGAACTGCATGTGAACTACGTTCACATTCGTTACACGTTGAGAAAGAGGGCAAGGAGAATAATTTTTACAGGTAGGTGATGAAAAATAAATATATTTCAAAGGGTTAAACATGCGATATTTAACAAGCATGACTATGATTTGACTTTATCAGATCCGTCAGGGTGGGAAATCAGCAGGGATATTTTTACGGGAAATCAAACCAAAGCTATGAAAATTGCGGCTGTCAATAACTGCGTTGAGGTTTTATCAAACAGTATTGCGAAGCTGCCGTTTTTTATTATGGATTATAAAACTAAAAAACATCTCGACCATTCCGTTTTGAATTTGCTTGCGGTCAGACCCAACGAGGCGATGAGTCCGTCTGTTTTTAAGAAGCTGATAGAGTGTCAGAGATTATTGAGTGGGAACGCGTATATTTATATCGAGCGGGACGGATTCGGGAAAGCCCGGAGGCTTATTCCCCTGCCCCCGGATAATGTTACGGTGAAATCCGAGAATAATTTTATATATTATGTTTTTTCGGATAAAACGGATAGGATTGGTAAAGAGACGGTTATATCGGGAGAGAATATAATTCATTTAAAAGCGTATTCGGAGGACGGAATAAACGGGGTTTCGGTTTTGGAGAGGGCGAGGCAGACTATTGACACGGCAGGAAAACATCAGAGCTATGAAAATAATTTTTACGGTAAAAATGCAAGACCGTCGGGGATTCTTACGATTCAATCGAGTTTAAACCAAGATGCGAAAGAAAAAGTCCGGAAAGAATGGGAAAAAGTATATGGCGGGGTTGACGGTATGTTTCGTCCAGCCGTTTTAGATATGGGGCTGGATTATAAGCCTTTGGGGATAAACCAGAGGGATTCGCAATTTATCGAAAGCAAAGAAATTTCCGTACAGGATATATGCCGGTTCTTCGGCGTGCCGTTATATAAAGTTCAGGCGGGGAAACAGTCGTATTCGTCGAACGAACAAAATTCTATCGAGTATGTCACGAATACCATTCAGCCTATCGTAACGCAGTATGAAGAAGAATTTACGTATAAATTATTTACGGATTCCGAAATAAACCGGGGGATTGAAATAAAATGCAACATGAACGCTGAGCTTCGGGGATCGTACGCGGCGAGGTCGCAGTTTTACAGAAGTCTTCGGGAAATCGGGGCGTTGTCGGCTAACGACATACGGGCTTATGAAGATTTACCGGAAATCGACGGCGGGGACGAGTATTTGGCGTCGCTTAATTATATACCGCTTTCGGAGTTCCGGGAGTTGTCTATAGAGAGAAATTCAAACAAGAACGGGGGTGAAAATTGATGAGTATAAAATTTAGTTTTTTTAATTTAACGCAAACCGGGGAAAACGAAGTCGAGCTGAGGATTGACGGGGATATTGTTTCCGACGGTATGGTTTGGCTTTACGAGTGGTTTGAAGAGCCTTATACTGCCCCGAATAAATTCAGGGACGAGCTGAAAAAATACGACGGTAAAAATATAACAGTCTGGATAAACTCAAACGGCGGGGATATTATTGCCGGGTGCGCGATTTATACGGCTCTAATGGAGTTTAAAGGACAAAAAACGGTTAAGATTGATGGGATCGCCGCGTCCGCTGCTTCGGTCATCGCTATGGCGGGAGATAAGATTCTGATGTCGCCTGCAAGCCTTATGATGATACATAATCCGTGGACTTACGCCAGAGGCGACGTGCATGAGTTTGAAAAAGAAATCCGGGCTTTGACCGCGTGCAAAGAAATTATTATAAACGCCTACGAAAAAAAGACGGGATTATCGCGTGATAAAATTTCGGCTTTTATGGACGAGGAATGGTGGGGCGACCCGAAAAAAGCGATTGACGACGGTTTCGCGGACGGCATGTTATATCAGGACGACGAACAGCGGGATTATATGAATATGATAAGCGGCGCGAAACTTTTGTTTAACAGTATTAACAAGAACAGAATGTTTGCGGTGTTACGCAAACCCCCGCCGCCTGCGGGCGATACCCCCTTTCAAAAGGGGGCAGGGAAAGAAGAGCCAGAGCAGGAAATTGACACAGAATATTTACAGGCGAAAATTAACCTTGAGAAATCAAGGTTTTTATAATTTAAACCACCCCGTCGTCTGCGGACGACACCCCTCCAAGGAGGGGAATTAAATAAATTTATTTTTATAACAAGAGGAGAAAAATTATCATGAATTTAGAGAGAAAAATTTTAGACCTGAAAAATCAGCGCAAAGCCGCGATTGACGAAGCGTCGGCGTTTCTTGACAGTAAAGACATCGACAAGTATAACGCGAAAATGGCGGAGGTCGAGGGGTTTAACGCCGAAATCGAAGCTTGCGAAAAACTTCTGGCAGAGCAGAAACGTCACCCTGCCGGGCAGCCGATTGATATTCAGTCGAACGGCGGCAATGACGATGATGATATTACTATATCCAAAGTTGACAAAATAAGAACGGGTAAAGAATATCTCAACGCATTTATAAACGCTATCATATATGGCGCGAACGTAAAAAGAGACGCGTTTAATCCTGACTATGCGGTTTTATACAACGCTCTTACCGCGACCAAAACGGGTGAGGACGGCGGTTTTTTAGTTCCCATAGACATCGATAACAGTATAAACGAATTTAAGAGGCAGTTTTTAGATTTGTCCGTATATTTCAACAACGAGACCGTGACGACTTTGAGCGGCTGGCGGGTCGTTGACTCTGCGCCTGAAAACGGGTTCGCGGAAATCGACGAGCTTGACACGATTCCGGAAGACGACCAGCCGAAATTCGCTAAATTAGCTTATCTCGTCAGGAAATACGGCATGATACTGCCTATATCAAACGAACTCCTTGACGATAACGCGGCTAATCTGACCGCTTATATTGCCAGATGGTTTGCCAAGAAAGAGATTTTGACAAAGAATAAAATTTTGATTGCGCTTTTGAAATTATTAACTGCGACGAATGTTACCGCGGGAGAAGAAATCGACGCTATAAAAACAGCCGTTAACGAAACTCTTGACCCCGAAATTGCCGCAAACGCTAAAGTCATAACAAATCAGAGCGGTTATAAAACTCTTGATTTATTAAAAGATACTACGGGCAAGCCTTTGTTACAACCCGATGTGACCGTTCCGACAAAGAAAGTTCTCGGCGGGAAAGAAATTATTGTCGTTTCCAATAAACATTTGAAGAACACCGAAAACAAAGCTCCGTTGTTTATAGGGGATTATATGCAATACGGCACTTTATTCACGCGCAAGCCGTTTGAAATGGCTTCGACCAACGTCGGGGCGGGAGCGTTTGAAACTGACAGCACGAAAGTCAGGGGTATTGTGAGACTTGACGCGAAGGTGTTCGACGACGAAGCCGCCGCTTATCTGACGCTGCCTGTAGGGGAACCAGAAGGAGAGCCGAAAGAACCTTAATCCCCCGTCACGCTTCGCGTGCCACCCCCTTTAAAAAGTGGGCTTTTGGTAAATTTAAAAATAAATAATAATTTTTTATACAGGAGGAATATATGTACAAATTTATCACAGGAAACGAGAGGGCAATAGAACGTTTGATAAATAATGCGCTGGACGAGTTACCAAACGCGGAAATAAATCAGCCGCTAATGTCTTATATAACGCCGAGGGGCGTTATGTTTTATATTTTAATCGAGTACGGCGATTATATTCTTGAAGAAGAAGACGGAGAAATTTTGGAAACTGACGATGAAGACGAGGGAGAAAATGACGGGGAAGAAATCCCGGAGGAACTCCCCCCGTCGTCTGCTGACGACACCCCCCTCGTAAACGAAGGGGGCGAAGAAAAAGATTTGCCGGAAGATAATAATAACGACGCGGAGGTGCAGAAAAATGAGAATAAGCCCGGAAGCGATAAAAAGGCTAGCAGAGGCGGTAAAAATACAGCTTAACGTCGAGTACAGCGACGACGATACGGACGCTGAGCTTGAGGGCAAGGTCGCCGCCTGCGCGGAGTCGCTTGTTTTTGGCGGCACTCCTGTTGAAACTTTCGAGGCTGAGGATTTGTCGCCGCATATAGTTCAGACGGTCAGAATCATGGTTCTTGACTTATCTGACGAAACGCCGGGATTTACGAAGTTTTCTTCGGCGGCGAATTATTTCGCGCTTCAGACGCAGTTAGGAGCTGAAGGTCATGGGTAAGTATTCAATGCGGTTCGGATATTGTATAAATATTCAGGAAAACAAGCCGAAAAAAGTCGGGATCGAAAAAACAGACGACTGGAAAAAAGTCGGCAAGACAAGAAAATGTTCGTTTAAATTCGATTCGGGCAATGAATATAACACTCAGCTTGCCGACAAAGTTTTACTGACCGCTACTATCCGTACTAAATACGACCCAACGATAACAGAAAAAATGCGGGTCGTTTTGCTTTTAAAACGGGAGCATGAGCCTTATAAAATTCTGTCTGCCATGCCCGTTATCGTCAACGGGCTTAAGGTTACGCAATTAAAAGTGCAAAGGTGGGTTGCGTTATGAAAAAATTAACAGACGTGCGTTTACTGATTGAAAAGGCGTTGAAACCGCTGAAAATTTCGCTCTATGCTGAAAAGCATGATTTGAACAAAGACGATACGGAGTATATTGTTTATTTTGTCGAGGGTGAGACCGACGGGCATTTCGCGGATAACAAGCCTCACCGCAGACAAAGCAATGTGGCGTTATATTATGTCACAAAATCGCTTAACAATAAGCTGACGCGTCCGGACAAGATTATCGCAGCCATGGAAAAACAAAAGTTTAAAGTTACGGCACGGCAGATTGATTTGACTAATCCGAAACAAATCGACAATCTGCTCTCCACCGGGTGGTCGGGTATCAGGCAGGAATATATTTTAGAAAGGTTTTTTTAGATTATGTATGATTTTTTAAATAATATGCCTGACGTTACGGTTACCCCCGCCACTATTGAAGCGCAAATCGGACGTATCCTTGACGATTTCAGCAACGAAATAGACGCAAGAGTTGATTCGATTATACAAGAAAAAGCCTTTGAACTGCGTGATTTAATCATTGAGAGAAGCCCGTATGACGACGATAATAAAACAAGCAGGCATTATAAAGACGGTTGGAGAGCGACGAAAAAAACAGTTAGCACAGGCGCGGTATATTACGTTATTTATAACATAACCAAACCAACTTTAACACACTTACTTGAATTTGGCTGGGTGAATAAAAAAACAGGTGAAATAATCGGCAGAACCCCGCATTTATATAAGTCGTATGAAGAAGTGCAGGAAAATTTACTTGAAGCATTATTAAAATTATTATAAAAAATTATTATTAAAAAAAGGAGAAAATTTAACATGGATAAAAATTTCAAAGATAAAAAAGCGATAGCCGGTCACGGGATAGAAGGCGCGAAGTTCGCCTTGAGGGGCGCGTCGCCAAAAGTCCTGAAGCCGGTATTATATTCTAAAGCGATAGGGTTAAATTCCCTCTTGCAGAAACAGGATTTATACGCCGACAACAGAAATATCGGCTCTGTGCCGTCCGATATGGGTTACGACGGCACATACACCACGACGGCGCAGGACAGGGCGTTTGAAACCGCCCTCGGTTTTCTGCTTGAAACTGAAAAAGGGCTTGTCACGCCCGACCTTACGGTTTATAAGAAAATCGACTTATATTACGAGTATAAAGAACTGCTTGAAGAAGGGGACGATTATACGGTTAAAGTCTGGCTGCTTAACGTGGAAGTCGGGAAGCCGTCCGTTCAGCAGTCCACCGACGCGAATAATATAACCACGGGCGATTACGTTTACCCGATAAAAATCATGGGCGATTATATTATGTCGGAGGAAAACGAGCCGGAAGCGTTTTACCGGGACGATAACGGCAACAAGAAAAAAGCGTTGTTCATACGTTCGCTGCCCGGCGTTGAGGGTTACAAAGATTTTGAGAAGTCTGTGCCTGTGCCGGTTATACCCGACGAGGAATAAGAGGGGTAATATAAAAAAGAGGGAAAGTCTTGTTGACTTTCCGGAAATAGTTTGATATAATAAAAAATACCGGGCTATGCCCGGCGTATAGTATAGCGGATAGCGTCGTGGCGACGGTTGGCTCACCCCCATAAAATCCCCGAACGGTCGAATCATATTTTGATTGTTATTTGTCCGGGGAATAGAAGGGAAGTGGGAACACTTGAAAAAGGATTTACTGAAAATCTTGGTTTACATAATAATCGTTTTGATTTTAATGTATTTCTTTAAGATAAACGTAAATTAACCGCCCACATCTCAAAGCGGTTAATTTAAAAATACCGAAAACTTTGGGTCAACCGTTAAGCGGTTCGCTATCCGTCTATTATTATACGACAAAATAATAAATATGTCAAGAGGAATACGAATATATTTTTGTATTTCTTTTTTTGCGGGTAAAAATCATGAAAATAAAAGTAAAAATCGGGGACGGCTATTATTTAGCCGAAGCGTCGGCTCTCACGGCGTTAAGATACCGCGCACATTTTAACAGGAGCGCAATGAACGGTTTTGAAAACGACGACATACTTGATTTGTTATATGTCGCGGTTTGGGACGACAAAATCCCGTATGAAAAATTTATCGCCTGTAAACTAAATAAAAAACATCTGGCGGATATGCATATATCCGCCTATGCCGTTTTTCGGGAAATCATGAAAGATTCCGGAGTGAAACAGGAAGTTATAAAGAAAGCCGACGAAAAGATACAAGACGAGGAAGGCTTTTCGTTATTCGACGAGTTCGGGATTGTTTCTTCTATGACGGTTATAGGGTTGTCGTTTGATATATGGCAGGAAGTCAGCCTTATACAGTTGATGTATATAGTTGCGCGGTCTATTGAAATGAAGTGCGGGAAAACGGGTGACGACGTTAAAATGACGAAAATGAGCCGGAGCGAACGCAAGCAAATATATTCTATCACAAAAGAGGACGAGGACAGAATCAGGGAATATCTGAAAGAAAATCCCCCGTCGTTACCGATTGGCGTGAACTGCATGTGAACTACGTTCACATTCGTTACACGTGCGGACGACACCCCCTTTTGAGAAAGAGGGCTTTTTTGGAAATTATAATTTTAAGAGGGATTAGTTTATGGCTGATACAAAAAGAGGCATTAATTTTGAAATCGGCGGCAATACCGCGCCGTTGACTAAAGCTTTACGGGAATCAAAAGAAGAAGTAAAATTACTTGCGTCGGAAACTAAAAAACTTCAAGGCGAATTTAAGTTTGACCCTAATCTTGATAAAGTCAACGAAATGCTGAAAACAAATAAAAAATCGGCAGAAGAATTATCGCTTCAAATAAAAATGCTTGAACAGGGGCTTGAAAAAATAGAGCGTACCGGACGTGCGGAAAATATTTCATCAATAAAAAGCATGACGAAAGATTTGAATTTAGCGAAAGCCGCTCTCATGGAAGTAAACGCGGAAGCCGCAAGATTGGAAAAATTAAAGTTAAGCGATTTTAATAAGGAGCTTGAGCTATCGACAAAAAAAGCTGAGTTGCTGAAAGAAAGACTCGATATAAAAATAGATAAAAACGCCGTCGCGGAGTTTCAGAAAGCCGCACGGGAACAAATAGAAAAGACTAACGAAAAACTTTTGCAGTTAAAGAAAATCATGTCCGATATTTCGGACGCTGACCCTGATGCAAGCTCTACAAAAGAATTTAAAGAGCTTGAAAATCAGGTTATTGCTCTTGATAACGAATTAAAACAAGCCGCGAAATCTATCAGAGAAGTAAATCAAATGCGGCTTGACGATATAAAAGCGCAATTTGACAAAGTCGGCGACGGGTTTATAAACGCGGGGAAGGCTCTCGCGCCTTTGTCCGCGGCTATAACCGGGGCGGTAGGGCTTGGGGTTAAGGCAGCCGTCGATTACGAAAAAGCGTTCGCGGGAGTACGTAAAAATATCGAGACGACCGAAGAAGATTTTAACGCGCTGTCGGATTCTATAAAAGCTATGTCCGAAGAGATCCCCGTCGCGGCGGCTGAGATCGCGAAACTCGTCGCGACCGCCGGGCAGCTTGGAATACAACGCGACGGTATCGAGGATTTTACAAAAGTAGTGGCGAATTTAGGGGCGACGACAAACCTCGCGGGGGAAAACGGCGCGGCTATGCTTGCTAAGTTCGCGAATATCACGCAAATGCCGGTTCAGGATTACGAACGTCTCGGCTCTACGATACTTAAACTTGACACGTCGTCGGCGACGTCGGCCAACAGTATCGTCGAAATGGCGATGAGACTTGCCGCCGCGGGTAAACAGGCGGGTATGACCGAAGCGCAGATACTCGGAATTTCGGCGGCTCTTGCGAGCGTCGGGCTTGAGGCCCAAGCCGGGGGTTCGGCTGTTTCGAAAACGCTTGCCAACATGCAGGTCGCCGTCGAGACGAATAACAGCAAGCTCAAAGACTTCGCGGCTATCGCGGGCATGAGCGCGGAGCAGTTCGCCAAGGCATTCAGGGAAGACGCGACAAACGCCCTGCTTGAATTTATAAAAGGCTTATCGGCTGCTGAAGAAAAAGGCTCAAGCGCGATTGTCCTGTTAAACGAAATGGGCATATCCGAGCTGAGGGTCAGGGACGCTCTGTTACGCGCCGCAAGCGCGGGGGATTTATTCAACGAGGTTATTTCAACCGGGACTACGGCGTGGGAAGAAAACACGGCGTTGACTGAAAAAACCGCGGAGATATACAGTACAACCGCGTCACAAATGCAAATCATGAAGAACCAGATAGAAAATCTCGGCGCGTCGTTCGGGGATTTACTGCTGCCTGTCGTAAATAAAATCATAGGCGGCGTGAGTGA